GTGTGGTGCAAGTGTCAAACCAGTGTTTGTTAGCACCTCAATTGCAGGTCGCCCAACAATTGATGCTTTGAGTTCAGGCGTACTACCTGCATCAGGATTGTCATTCACAATTCCTAAATTGACAGCAGTTCCAACTGTTGCCGATACTGATGAAGCAGCAGCACCATCAGAAACAGGTATGACTTCTGATTACTTAACTGTGAATGTTAATAAATTTGCAGGACGTAACGAAGTTTCATTGGAATTGATTGAAAGATCATCTCCGTTATTCTTTAACGAATTAGTTAGAGAAATGGCAAACGCTTATGCACTAGCTACTGACAAAGCAGCAGTTGCAGCATTAACTGCATCTGGTACACAAGCAACAGGCGTAGCAGCAACAGCAGCAGGATTACAATCTTTCGTTGCAGTTGAAACAGCAGCAGCCTACAAAAACAGTGGCTCATTCGCACGTAACTTAATCGCTTCCCCAGACCAATGGGCAGCAATCATGGGTTATGTTGACGGAAGTTCACGCCCTCTATACATCGCAGCACAACCACAAAACGCATCAGGAAACGCATCACCATCCAGCGTACGTGGAAATGTTCTAGGCCTAGATCTATACGTAGATCACGGCATTGTAACTTCAGGCATCATCGATGAATCAGCTTTCATCGTTGCACCAGAAGCAGCAACAGTGTATGAATCACCAACCCGTTCTGTGCAAGTAACACGCACAACTGACGGCATGGTTGAAATCATGTTGTACGGCTACTTAGCCATCGCTGTTAAAAAAGCAGCAGGTATTCGCAGATTTAATCTTGCTTAATCTGTGAGCAATCGTTGCTCAGGATTCGACCCCTGGTCCTGGGCAACACCACAACAAACTTGAAAGGTAAGAAATGGCATCAGTAGTTTCAGTCAGTGAATTTAGAGCAGTGTTAGGTGTAACTACTTCTTTGTATTCTGATGCCGTATTAACTGACATTATTGATTCAGCAGAACAAATCATTGGACCTATGTTAACCCAGCACAGTGTTGCAATTGTAGAACATTCAAGCCTAAACAATGTTTGGACTAACTACACAGACCGACCACACTTGTTTTACATTGGTCAAACAGTCACTGTCACTGACACACATCATCTAGGTGTTACTGCAACAAAAACAATTCTTGAAATACCAGATCCATACAAATTTACATTTGCTCAAACACATGCAGACTTTGACAGACACGCAGTCATTCCATCAGGTAAAGCAGCAGCTAACGATTTAACACAATATGACAATGTGTCAGCAGTTGAATCAGCAATCCTTGCAATATCGGTGGACATCTTTCAATCACGCATTGCACCAGGTGGAACACAACAAGCACTTGATTATATTCCTGGACCTTACAAAATGGGTCGCAGTTTGCTTAATCGTGTTATCGGATTACTTGGCCCATATCTTGATGTTGAAAGTCTAATTGGCTAATGGCCACACTTCAATCGCTACGTGATGCACTAGAAACTGCAATAACAGCCAACACAATTTACTCAGTTTTTGATCATGTACCTGAAGCAGTCATGCCACCAGCAGTCATGCTCATAGCTGCTGACCCTTGGTTAGAGATTGCAACACTTGGAAACACCCCAACCTATTACGCCAGATACACACTTGAATGTGTGGCTTCCCCAATCAGTAACCCTGGAAGCCTAATAAATTTAGAGACAATGATTGAAACAGTCCTGCCTCTAATCCCAAAAACTTGGCAGATACTAGGAGTATCCAGCCCAAGATTACGAACCACAAACACAACAGATCTCCTGGCTGCTGAAATATCAGTCAGAACAATCTGGAACGCATAAAGGAGAAACCATGGCAACAACTATCCAAACCGGTAGAGATATAGCAATTACTATTGCCACAGTTAATTTTGATGACCAAATCATCAACGGCACAATCACTTTCGATGATGCAACAGCATCTGTTGAAACTTTGAACGGAACTGTGGACTATGTAGTTGACAACGAAAAAGGCTCAGTATCACTAGAACTATTGCAAGACTGGGGCGCAGCTGTCTCTGTCTGTGATGATCTATGGGATGCAGCAGACACAGCACCAACCACACCAGTGGCAGTTACAGCAACAATTAACGGCGTTGTTGTCACATTGTCATGCTTACCAAAACGCCCAGATTTTGGTGGCTCAGCACCGGATGCATTAACCACAACAGTCACTTTGCCAATAAGAGCAATTAGCAAAGCCTAACCTGAAACAGGGGTCACACACATGTTCAAAATAAAAATGGAATGGGAATTAAACAATGGCAAGAAATTCAGTGAATGGACAATCCCTTGGGATATTGCCTACGCTGAAAAAGAAACTGGTGAAACTTTATATAGCATTATTATCAAAGAAGCACCACCAACATTGGAACAACAATTCCATATGGCTTACAACATCCAAAGAAGGATTACAGATAAGCCAGTTGGCAGCTTTGAAAATTGGAAATCATCAGTTGTTCACATCCTTTCAAAGGACTTTCAAACCACAAATTTTACCAACCCGGAAGCATCAACCGACTCTTAATCGAAATGGCAATAGTTTCAGGCCAACCATTGTCAGAACTTATGAAGCTTACCGGAGAGCAGGCATCAACAATAATAGAAGTGTTGAGGATTAGAAATGGCAGTTAGTAATAAGACTACGACACTTAAGTCAGGTCAAACACGTAACACTGTTTCAATCAGTGTGGATGATGCTGACCTTAGAAAACTGTTATATGCGTTCAAAGACATGGACGACATAGCAAAGAATGATATGAAAAAAATTGCTAGAGATTTATCTATTCAAGCTGCTAACGAAGTTGAAAAAATGGCATCAAGAACAAGACAGGGTGCAGCTGTTGCACGTTCCATTAAATTAAACCCTGGTGACAAAGCCCCATCATTCTCACTTGGTGGCAACGCTGATGCAAGTGTTAGAGGTGGCGCAAAGTTTGGTGAACTTTTGTTTGGTGTGGAGTTTGGTGCATCCGGAACAAAACTTAATGGCCAAAGAGGCGCATTGTATTTCAGTAATGGTGGACGCAGATTCCCACCAAGATCACCTAAAGAGGGCAACGGAAATACAGGATATTTCATATTTCCAACACTTAAAAGAATGCAACCTCAAATTGTTCAAGCCTGGTTAGAGGGCTATGCAATGATAAGGCAAGCATGGAAAGGTAGAGCATAATGGCTGATATTCGTA